CTATGTTTGTAGGACTATTTTCGTATTTAAGATAAAAACCTTGATCACCGAAAGTTAAACCAGAAACATCTTTAGGTACCCACTTGTTAGTACTAGTATCTAGTTGTCCAAACGAGTCAGCACTTAGAAATTGATTATCTAAGAAAATTGTTTCTGCAAGATAACCATCCCACTGATTTGAACTAACACCATCATAACTACCTACAAATTGAGTAGCACCAGGATCTAGATAACCTAGTTCACCATCTTGTGTTAAACTTGCTCTACTATCTATTGCAAAGGACGTTACCTCTACACCATCAATGTACATTATTGCTCTGTCGGCAGCAGTTGCGAGACTTGTGTCAACTTTAAGAACAAGATTTCTCCATAAATCTCCACCTTTTAAATTAGCGTTAGTTCGTAAAATAAAAGTACCCCCATATAAAAAAGATATCTGACCACTAGCATTCATTCGTAAATTAAAACGATTAGTTGCAGTTGCACCAGTATCAAAGAATATACAATCAGTTCCTACTAAATCAATATTAGCTGTCTTGAACCAAGTTGACCATGTTCCTTTCTTACCCCCAGAAGAAGAAGGAGTGCCAACAGTTCTACTCAATGCTCTTGCTTCAGTACGCTGAAACATTGCAGAGTTAGCTACATTGTAAGCATCGGTAAACGGTACAAAGTCTCCTACTCTTTGATTTTGTCCATTACCTTGGTACAGAGTAGCATCAAAGTAATCTATACCTTGATAGTCTGGTGCGGTTAGGTTTTCAGAATTTAAAGATACAAAGCCAGTTGGTGGTGTGTAAGTAAAACCAAGCTGACCAAAATCTGCCGCACCAGTCCGATCACCAGAAGCACCACCACCGGACCATCCAGGTGTAAATTTACCAACAATGAATGTTTCAGCGGGATTTGTTCCATTGGCTGGGTCACCGCTCTGTAACCATGTATTGTTTTTCGCAAACCAAATTTTACCAGCATCAAAGTCAACCGCTATACCAATAACGTCTCCCGCTGAGATAGGACTGTCCCAAGCGAAGGTAATGCCATCTACATAAAGATTACCATTAATTCCGTAAAAGTATACTGAGGGGATATAATTAAATGGAGCAAATAGTCGATTAGTATAACTGACAGCCTCGCCAGTAATTCCAAATAGTTGATTGTTGGCGGTATTTGCAGTTATTTCCCAATAAAATTTCCCAGAAGAAACTGATATTGTAGCATGTGCTGCAATTTGATTGGTTGTACTTCTAGCATTTAGATTCCCATTAGAGAGTGTTGCTGAAGATTCCAGAGCATTCCAAACTGGATAAACTAAACTAGGTGTATGTACAGTTTGATTAGCACTGCTCATACTGTTAGGTGTGAAATCATTAGCGTTAGAGCTAATATCATTCCCCAGATCAGCACTATCTGCAAAGTCTAAACAGAAACTATCTCCTCCTGCTGTAGTTGCAAGAGCAGCTATGTCTGCATCAGCCTTTGGAACATACTGAGAACCATTAGTACCAAAGGTAAACGTATCTAAAATATCAGTAACAGCTACATCACCATTCTGTATACTATCATCATCTAGCATAAAAGATTGTGCCAAGTAGCAGGGATTAAACTGACTAGCACCGCCAGGGCCAACTCCCCATTGAGTTGGTTCACCGCTGCCTCCAGTTATACTTGGATTATCATTTGCAGTATAATCAGTAGAGACTGTTAGAGTTGAAGTTTGATCGATGCCGTTTATATAATATTTTAATCTGCTTCCTGCATCAGCAGTCGTATCAATTGATAGCATTATATGATACCAGCCAATATCTCTTAGCAGCATTGAGGTTGATTCTGCGCTGTATTGGAAGTTGCTGCCGTCATAATCAAAGATAGAAATTTTACCTGCTTTACCACTTTGATCTTGCATTCTGATGGCAAAATGTGCAGTACCCTTTTTGCTAAATATTGTAGCGTCTGCGGTAGTAAATCCGGTTTTCTGTATCCAAGTTCCTATGACAGCCTTTGTTCTGGTTTTTGCTCCTAGCTCTGCTGATAGAAAATCAGCAGACCCATCCAACCAAACAGAATTACCAATCAGAGTTGGGTCAAATGGTGCTGGACCTGTACTCTGTCCACCTGCACCTAAAAGAAGATTATTATTAAATACCATTTATGAATATGCCTTTGTTACTAAACCGTGAACATCTGTAGATGTATGTACAATATAGTCTAACCTATCTACTGCATTGATAGAAGTAGAAATAACAGGAGCAGTACCATCAGGAAAACCCCAGTTTGATCCAAAGGCAAGTGTTCTTGATCCTGTACCGTCCTGTACAATAAAGATGCTTCCTACCTGACCTGCAACACAATTGGTTGGGTTTTCTAATGTTCTGTTACCTGCCAGTGTAATTGCAAAGTTCTGTCCTGTATTAAAGTCAACTGCGATACTTGCTGCATCTGTAAGACTTACAATGTCTGCTACAGCAGCAGTACCAATGCGAAGTTCTTTTCCTAGAAGCGCATCTACTCCAATAGCAACTGCACTTACATAAAAGTCTGTACCGCTTACTGTACCAGTTAGTGTACCACCAGCAAGAGGTAAATGGTTTGCAATGCTTGTTGCTAATGTTGCTGAAAGTGCTGTAATTGCTGAGTTGCTGTTCCCAATACTTGTAGCTAGTGTAGCAGATAAGTTTGTAATAACTGTATTAACACTGGTTATTGCCGCAGCATTTGCAGCAATGCTAGTATTACTATTATTAATACTTGTTGCCATTGTAGCAGATAAAGCAGTAATAACTGAGTTAATGCTTGTGATAGCAGCAGTTCTATTATCAATACTTGTAGCTAGTGTAGCAGATAAGTTTGTAATAACTGTGTTAACACTTGTAACAGCAGAGTTAGTATTTGAAATGCTTGTAGCTAGTGCAGCAGATACTGTTGCAAGTTCAGCACTTGTTGCAAAATCAAGATTATCAACTACAGTATTAATGCTTGTAATAGCTGCAGCATTAACTGAAGTAAGTGCTGAAACATTTGCAACTACAGTATTAATACTGGTAATTGAATCAAGGTTTGCCTGTGTTAATGCTGATACTGCAGCAACTTCAGTTACATTAGCTGCCGATACTCCTGCTATTAAAAGCTCATCTGCATCAATGTTTGTTGCACTTAAAGTTCCAAACAATGCTGATCCTGTTGCGACGATAGCAGTACTAACTGAAACTGTACCAAAGTTTTGATCAGCAGAAACAAAGATTGTACCACTTACAGGTATGGAACTTGATACTGCGCCATTAACTGTAATCTTAATGCCAGTACCTGCTTCAACAAACTTAACAGTACCCCCTTCAGCAGAAGGAACATTTATAAGACCTGAACCATCACCTACAAAGAATCCTGCGCTAACAATACTATTAAATGTAGCAATAGAAGCAGATACTTTAGCAACATTAATTGTTGTATCTTCTAAACTTACAGCAATAGTAGGATTACCTGCAGTACCATCTGCATTACTTATTGTTATTCCAGCACCAGCTGTTAAAGTTCTGCCTAAAGCAGAACCAGCATTCATAGCAACTATGCCGGTAATACCCGTAAGATCAGTAATGGCATTTAAAGCAGATGCATCAGCAGTTAAGTTAACACCGTTTAGTGCAAATGTCCCATTAACATTAACAGTAGAATTACTTAACTGTAAAGCAGTATTTGAACCATTACCATCTTGAACAGTCTGTAATGCAACAGATACCCCAGTATTATTTGATCCTATCTGCAATAACTGCTTATAGGAATTAGCAATTTGTTTTCCAGTTAATGTAGCCATTAAATCATATTCCAATCTTGGTTTGTGTCTTCCCAATCAGACGTAGCAGATTCCCATAAACTATTTCTCTCAGCTATAGAGGCAGGTCTTGCATCTCTAACTCTTTCATCATCCTTTACATTAGGTGTCTTATTTTGTGGATGATTTTTTAAATCGTAAGACCCTTCATAATCTGTAGGGCATACCATCAAACCGTAACTATTCTTTTTTAAAACTCTATGCGGATATTGAAATCCACATATATCACATATTGCTATAGCTCTTTTATCGGTAGCCATTAAACTGCTCTAAGCTTAGGCTTAAAAAAGATACTAGCACGTTCAGAGTCTTCTGTCAAGGCCCTTTCTAATAATTCCTCATAATTTTGTTTAAGAAATGTAATCTTACCAGCATCAACACCGGGACGTTTAATAGACATATAAAAAGCTAGACCAGCAGATAAACAAGGCAAGAACCTTTTTGGAACATCTGCATTCTGTCCAGCTGATTTATTAATATCTTGTAACTCACTAATCTTTTCAACTTTTAAAACATCAGTTGAGTTTTCTGGTATAGGCCAAATAAACAGAGTTGGATTGTCTCTGTTTCTTTTAATAGAATATTGAGTAGCTCTACCTGTTTGACCCTTCTGTGGTATCTGCAAATATTCTTCATATGAAATTCTTGTTAAAGGTAAATCAGTATTATCTCTGTTTACAATTACTTGAAGAGCATCAATGGTTGAATCACTTAACTCATAAGAAGACACACTAGCAGTAACAGTAATTGCAGAGGCTTCTGTTGACCAAAGTAGAATACCTCTGTTCTGCCAGTCTTTAAGCATTAGATTAAGAGAACGTCTTGCAGAAGCTGGCTCATGCCCAAGCGTCTGCTCACCACCAATCATCTCTGTGGCCTCTTGGATTACGTCATCAATTTCTAATGAAAAATTAAATGTACCACTTGTAGCCATTTACTATTTCCTTTTAATTCTTTTCTTAGACTTTTTCTTTTGAGGAGGTTTAGATATCTGTTGAGATATTTTTGATCTGTTAATAGCCATTAACATTTCCACCTTTTTCTAGCTTGACGTAATCTAGAGTTAGGATTTTTAGCAGCTTTGGGAAACTGCTTCATTTGTCCTGCAGACCTAGCACAATAACTTTTTCTGCGTGCGGCTCGTTTACCTGTAGGATTAGATTCAGTTACAGCAGTCTGTAATTTACTACCGGGATTTTCTCTGCGGTATTTAGCCACACCCTTTTCAGTCATACCTGCGCCTTGCTTAGTGGGACGCTTTTGTCCCCCACTAATAGTATGACCCTTCATTCCCTTACCAGTGCTTTTTCTTTTTGTAGCCACAGAGCCGCCCTTCTTTCGATAAACTTTAGTTTTTTTAGCAACAGTCTTAGGTTGGGCCACAAACTGTTTACCTTGTTTAGTTCCTTTTCTTTTCGCAGCAGTTGTAGCAGCATACTCAGACGAAGAGAGAGATTTGATTGCTTTCTCTGGTAGATATCTTTCCCCCGTAGCCTTTGGACCTTGTGTAGATGGTTTGCCCGATTTCGTTCTCCACTTTTGCTTTGTCCAGTTCTTTAGGCTTTTCTGTGACTTTGCAAGTGCCATTAGCTTTTATATCCCCCACCCTTTTTCTTATATTGTTGCGCCAGCATCTGTGCTTTTCTAGCTGACCACTGACCGGGTTTACCGCCCTTACTGCCCGACTTAATTGATTCAAATAATCTTTTACGCATAGCTGGTTTTGTATAATTACCTGCCTCATTAACTCTGGACTTCGTAACAGTTCCACCACTTTTCTTTCCTCGTATAGTTTTAAGATCAGCAGCAGTAATTTTATTTCTAGGTGCTGCAACCCTTGCTAACTTTTTTTGTTTAGGGCTGTACTTAGAAAAAGGCATTATACCTGACCACCAGATTTATAGCCATACATCACACCTTTATTACCTATCATACCGCCACCTCGTCTATAAGTAACTTTACCACCATACTTGCGCTCTTCTGGTCTACTTTTAAATTCTTTTGGACCGCCACTTCTTTTGCCTTCTTTATTTTTCTGCCTAACAAATTCTTTAGCACCAAGTTCTTTTCGAGCTTCAATTTCTCTAGCTTGTTTAGTCATTCCCCTAGCTTTTAAATTGTTAATAGCTTGTCTTTCTTGTTGTGGTGTAGGTTTAAAACCTTCTCTCATTTCACCTGTTTGATAAAAATGAGTTAAATCTTCTTCAGCTTTTTTAGCTGCAGATACTTTCTTTTGAGCAGCAGATTTAGCAAGTTTAGATTTTATATTTCTTCCCGCTTGCCTATCAGCAGCTTCTTCATCAGCTTTTCTCATATTATCAAGTTGAGTTTTTTCTTTAGCTGTAAGTTTATTTTGTCTTTCTAATTTTTCTAATTGAACTTTTATTTTAGCTCTTTCTCTTCCACCACCAACTGCAGATTGATCAGTTAAAAAATTTGCACCACTTTCTGACCCTTTAGTTATTTTTTCACCCCCTGTACCAACAGCCCTTGCTGAATCTACAGAACCTTTACCTTCAGGGTCTCTTCTTGTACCTTCGGTTTCTCTAAATTTCTTTTTTGGAATTGGAACTTCTTTATCTTCACCATCGCCAAATCTTTGATATCTTTGATTTTTTGATTTAGCATCTCTCATAGGTTTTTGAACAGCGGAGCCACCTTTGGTATACTTTCTAGTTTTTTTTGATGTACGACCCTCGTAAGGTTTACGTTTTTTAACTTTTTTAACTACTTTTTTAATTAATGATCCAGCAATTTTTGAAGACATAATACTAGCTCCTTACCTTTCCGTAACCCCGCTGGGCTGCACCACAGCCAATAGGTCCGCCTTTTTTCTTGTATTTAATTTGACCACCGGATTTACGAATTTCAAATCCACCAAGTTCCATAATTTCATCCGGATCAATCATACCACTAAGACCCATCTCATCCGCAATTTGAGAGGCTGGGGGTGCGTACTCGCCAATATCTCTTACCTGTTCTCTGCGTCCTGCTCTTGGACCGCCTACAAGACCTTGAGCAATTCTTCTTCGTCTTTGAGCAGCAGACATTTTAGGTGGTTGAACTTTTGAAATAG